GGGTCGGGTTCGGGGAGGCCGTGACTAAACTTGATTTGCTAGGTTTACAGAATGAAAACACAAAGTGATGGCGTTTTAGGTAAGGTCGCCGCGCAGAACATTCGACTTCTCATCGAGCGGCAGAAGTCTGGCAAGCCGTTGACCCGTGCTCAGTTGCAACAAGTCGAGAACTACTTTTCCGGCAAGGAGGAGAAGCCGAGAACATGGGCAAAGTCGCTGGCAGAGTTGGGTGGCATCTTTGGGGTCACACGCATGGCTTGCAAAAAGTGGATTGCAAGGGGAGCCCCACAAGCGAACGCATCCGGATTTTATCCAATCGAAGACTGGAAAGAGTGGGTCGCCGCGCACGGAGCTGGTGGTTCTGAGGATGAAGAGGACCTCGACAAGAGCAGACTCACTGCTCGGCAGGTTCACCTACGAAACCAACTTCTCGAACTGGCTTTGCAACGCGAAAGAGGAGAGATGATGCATCGCGACGAAGTTCGACAGCGACTCTTTCAAACTTTCGAGACCTGCCGTCGTCTGCAACTCCGAATCGGTCCCTCCCTTGCTGGCCGACTTTCGGGGATGACGCCAACTCAAATCTCAAATGAAATCACAACCGCAATCCGAAGCACCTATGTCGAAATCCAAAGATGGGCAGACGAGCAAGCCGCAACCGAAGCTGGAACAAATCCATCCAGCGGACCTGATCCCGTACGCGAGGAACGCGAAGAAGCACGACCCAGAGCAGGTCGCAAAGATCGCGGGAAGCATTCGTGAGTTTGGCTTCAACAACCCGGTCCTGATCGACCAGAGCAACGGCATCATCGCTGGGCATGGACGGGTCATGGCCGCCATCAAACTTAGTCTTGAGTCGGTGCCTGTCATCCGACTCTCGCACCTGACCGAGACTCAGCGCAGGGCGTACATACTGGCCGACAACAAGCTGGCTGAACTCGGTGGCGGATGGGATGAGGAGATGCTCAAGGTCGAACTGGAAGCCATCAAGGAAAGTGACCTTGACCACCTGCTGACGGGGTTCTCGGACAAAGAGATGGATCAACTGCTCGCGGAGACAAACGAACTTAATGGAGACCCCGATGAGGTTCCAGAACCTCCAGCCGATCCAATCACGAAGCCGGGCGACCTGTGGCTGCTCGGTGATCATCGTCTGCTCTGCGGAGACTCGACGAAGGCCGAGGATGTTGGGCGGCTGATGGCAGGGGCGAAGGCGGACATGCTCCTAAGTGATCCGCCATACGGCGTTTCCTACGTCGGAAAGACGAAGGACGCACTCAAGGTAGAGAACGACGAGTTAGATGAGGAAGCGCTGACGAAGCTCGTCTGCGATGCCTTCGACAACGCGGAGGCCAACTGCCGGGCCGGTGCCTACTGGTATGCAACGGTCCCGGCGGGACCGTTGCATATTCTCTTTGCCGACGATTGGAAACGTCGCGGCATCCTTCGGCAGATCATGGTGTGGGCCAAGGACTCAATGGTGCTCGGTCACAGCGAGTACCACTACCAACACGAACCGATCCTCTTCGGCTGGGTGCCGGGGGAACGCCACAAGAACAGCGACCGCACACGCACTACGCTCTGGCAGTACGACCGTCCCAAGGCCAACCGCGAGCATCCAACGATGAAGCCGGTGGCTCTTTGGGCGCAGGCGGTTCAGGACGGTTCCCGGAATGGCGAGATCGTCTACGACCCATTCCTCGGCTCCGGCACTACCCTAATCGCCGCTGAGCAACTGGGCCGCAAGTGCTACGGCATGGAGATCAGCCCGGCCTACTGCGACGTGATCGTGAAGCGGTGGGAAACGCTGACAGGCAAAAAAGCCACCAGAGAATCGGATGTTCTTTGAGACGCTATCAGAGATCTTCACGGTCCGTGAGTATCGTCACCCATGGCAATGGGCTGAGGATAATGTGTGGATTGATAAGACTTCGGCCTTTCCGGGTCGGTTCAAATCATCGACTGCACCATGGACCCGTGAGATTATGGAAGTCTTTGCGGATAATGAAGTTCGTGAAGTTTCAGTGATGTGTGCTGCTCAGTCGGGCAAGACTCAAGCAGTCATGGTCATGCTTGCTTGGGCAATGGCCGAAGACCCCGGACCGGCAATGTGGGTGCTGGCTGCTCAAGACGAGGCAGAAGACTTCATGCAGACTCGTCTTCTCCCAACACTCATGGAGTGTCCAAGCATCCGTCGAATGATGCCGAGGGAGAGGTCAGGCAAGCGAAAGGGCACCATCGACTTCGCTTCGATGCCGCTGATGATTCGCGGGGCTGGCTCACCGTCGAAGCTTCAATCGGTTCCGATTCGCTGGCTCATCCTCGACGAGGTCCGCAACTACCCGACCGGAGCATTGGAGATGGTCAAAAAGCGGGTCCGAGCACAGTGGAACAGCAAAATCGTTCAGATCTCCACTCCGCACTTCGAGAACGATGCGGTTCACCAATCCTTCCTCGACGGAGACCAGCGTCGTTTCGAGTGGCCATGCCAAGCGTGCGGTGTGTTCTTCACGCCACTCTGGGAACACGTTGAGTGGGAAGAATCAGAGAGGACCAAGACACCAGAGGGCAAGTGGTTGTTCGAGCCACTCGCTGAAACCATCAGGCTCAAGTGTCCCACGTGCGGTCACGGCCACACCGACGACCCCGTGACGCGCCGAACTCTCGTTGACGCTGGCCGGTGGCAGAAGGGGAACCTGATCGCCCCAAAGCACAAGGTGTCATTCACTTGGTCGTCTCTCATCCCACCGTGGGTTCGATGGCGTGACATCGTCGAGGAGTTCTTGGTTGCTCGTCGGCAGATGACGTTCGGAAACCAAATCCCAATGCAGACATGGAAGGCTGAGACCATGGGTGAGCCGTGGGTCAGCGACCTTAAAGCAGAGCAGTTCGGGGATGACCTGCGAGGGAGCGACTACAAACTGAAGGAGACCAGCGGTGGCCGAGTCTTCCTGTCCATCGACGTGCAGAGCTACGGTCTCTGGTTCGTCGTCCGAGAGTGGCACCCCGGGGGAACCTCTCGTCTCATCGACTTTGGGAGTGCAGTCAGCTTGTCGGCCATGGACGAGATCGTGACCAAGTACGGCATCGCTCCGGGGGATGTCATCATCGACTCAGGCTTTGATACCCAGACGGTTTACACTGAGATTGCGAAACGAGGAGGCAAGTGGAAGGCGAGCAAGGGACACGACTCAGTCAACGGCTACATGGTCAACAACGTGAGGAGACCGTTCATGTGGTCGAAGGCCGACGCGATGCTGGGCCAAGGGCAAAAGCGAACCATCAACCTTCTCGTCTTCTCCAACCCGATGCTCAAGGACGCACTGGCTCACCTCATGTCAGGCAAGGGTCCAGCGTGGGAGTTCTCGCGTGAGGCCGGAGAAATCTACCTCGCGCAGGTGACCTCCGAACGACGAGAGGAAAGAGTGGACGCTCATGGCAGGGTCAGCCACGTTTGGAAGCAGATTCGGAAGGACAACCACTTGTTTGACTGCGAGGTGCTTCAGACGCTCGCTGCACTCGCGACAAAGATTCTCGGTGGGACGGTTGATGAGACCGAGAAGAGTGATGGCTGACGAAATCGACTATCAGGGGATTTTCCGAGCGATGACCGCTTCGGAGTTGGCGGAGGCATACGCAAGGCTCAAGGCTGAGTTTGCCGATCCGTACACCTCGGTGTCGTCAGCCGGAACATCCTCCCAACGCGACCGCTTGCAGATTGCCAAAGAGCTGGCAGCGTGCGCGCAGATCGTCACCGAACGCTCACGCTCGACGCCGAGAAACCGCGTGCGAGCATCCTTCCGATGAAACTCATCCGCCGCATCCGAAATGCTGTTCGGGCCTTCCGCTGGGAAGGCGCTGAACCGACCGAGAGTCGAGCCCAAACACCCTCGAACTACTCAAACCATGCGGAGTCAGCTTCGACAAACAGAGGCCGCGTTCAACTAATCTGGGAAGCTCGCGACCTCGAGAACAACCACCCGCTGGTCTCTGGCATCCTCCGCAAGCTGACGTTATACACGATCGGTTCACTCCGCTACCAAGCGAGGACGAGCGACCCCGTAATCAACTCCGCGTACGAAACCTACTTTGCCGACTGGTGTAAGCGTGCTGACTTCTCAGGCCGGTTTGACTTCTTAAGTTTGATGCAACTGGCCTTCGTCTCGTTCGTGCGGGACGGTGACTGTCTCCTCGTCAAAAGCCTCACCGAGGACGGGCCGCGCCTCCAGCTCATCGAGGCCGACCGCATCGGCAACCCGTACCACTCGACCATCTCAGACGAACTCATCGGAGGCATCCGCATCGACGCAAAGTCGGGCCGACCAGTAGCGTACCAGATCACGCGCCGCAGCATGGGAGCGTCCTACGTTGACGAGCAGGAGGTTCCCGCCGAGCGATGCCTCCACTTGTTCGATCCGCAGCGTCATGACTCTTACCGTGGCGTTTCTGCATTCGCACCCGCCATCGCAACCTGCAAAGACATCGTTGAAATCCTCGCGGGAGAGAAGGACGCAGTGAAGTGGGCGAGCCAGCAGACGGGGGTTGTCAGGACTCCATCGGGCGAGGGTCTGGGATGGGATGAGCAGACGACCACCGGAGAATCCATCGAACGCATCAAGCCGGGCACGATTCACTATCTAAAGCCGGGTGAAGATGTCACTGGGTTCATGAGCAACCGTCCCAGCGTGACATTCACGGGCTTCCTCCAGTCGCTCCAACGCCATCTCGCTGATGCTTTGGGTCTCCCTTACGGATTCTTCATCGATTCAAGCAATCTCGGAGGGGTCACTGCCCGACTCGATTCTCAACAGGCAGCTCGCGTTTGCATCCGATATCAGACAATTCTGACCAGTCGCATTCTCGATCCAATCATCGAGGCTGTCATCGCGTTCGGAATCTCGAACGGTGACATCCCACAGTCTCCACAATGGAGAGCCCATCGCTGGCAGTTTCCTCCGTGGCCATCCACCGACATCGGCAGAGAGACGACCGCAGAACTGGCAGAACTCCGCCACGGGGCGACTACGTTTGCTGAGTACTACGCGAGCAAGGGAGAAGACTGGGAAGAGGCATTCGTGCAAGCGGCAAACGAGGTCCGACGCAGGAAGGAGATTTTCGAGGCCGCAGGAGTTGAGGATCCTCTGGTGTTGGCTCAGGCTCAAAACGCGCCACCTGCGCTCAGTTCCGCTGAAGAATCGACGCAGTTTACTGAGGACTCGTTCGAGCCTCCGCAGGCCGTGCGTGCGGCAGCTGCGCGAGCACTCCGCGAACGTGCGAAGAAACCCGCCTCTCCGGGTCATTGAGGCGAAGAAACGGAAACGGGACCAATTGGAGGTCCGGCTCAACCGAGAGAAGCAATTCAACCGCAAGGTGGAGCTAAACGCCGCCCTCCGTATTTTGAATACTGAACTCGAACTTCTTTAACCTTGTTCGTCACCTCCCTGCGCCTAATCTTATCAATTGGTTCAATACTATATGGCCACTGCTGACCAGATCAAATCCCTGCTCCGCAGTCACTCCGAAGGTGACGACGCTCGCTTTTACGCAGTCGCCATGCAAGTTGCTGCCAATGAGGCACGAAAAGGCCATGAAGAACTTGCCAAAGAGATCCGAGGATTGGTTGACCGCGCAAAACTCCGGAAATCATCAGCATTAGCGGGACAGATCGTCCACTTCGCGCAACCGCAGGGCGAAGCGGCCGAGTTGCTTGATGAAATCCACGACAATCGCAAGGTTTCCGACTTAATTCTTCAAAAGCCCCTGGCAGATCGTCTCAAGCGGATAATTGAAGAGCAGCGGAATCTTTCGCGCATTAAGTCAAACGGTCTTCGTCCCCGCCAGAAACTTCTGTTTACCGGTCCGCCTGGATGCGGAAAAACATTTACTGCCTCCGCCCTTGCCAACGAACTGGGGTTACCTCTTTTTGTAATCCGTCTCGACTCTTTGATTAACCGCTACCTCGGTGAGTCTTTGTCGAAAATGCGAATTATTTTCGATGCGATCAATCAATCAAAGGCGGTCTATCTTTTCGACGAGTTCGACAGCATCGGATTTACGCGAGACGCATCCAATGATGTCGGGGAGATGCGGCGCGTGCTTAATGGTTTTTTAATGCACTTAGAGAAACTGAAGAGCGAAAGCCTAGTGATAGCGGCGACCAATTTCGCAAATCGCCTAGACAAGGCTCTCTTCCGCCGTTTTGACGATTTAGTTGAATTTGGATTGCCAGGTGATCAAGAGGCATGGGCAACAATCAATCAGTTACTCTCGGTCGTAAAAACGGCCGAATTTCAAAAAACAAAGCTGATCGGTGCGGCTTCCGGGCTTAGCTATGCAGAGATCACCCGGGCATGCGAAGAGGCCATGAAAGAGTTGATCATCTCGGGAAAAAAGCAGATCACCACGACCATGTTGCTCAATGCACTGACCGAACGCCGCATTCTCGGCAGCCATTGAAAGAAAGTTTATGCCGGACTTCCCCCATCAGCACATCGCCCTCCCCCAACAAAAAAGACTGATGCCGTACGCAATCCGTAAAACCCCGACAGGCTGGGCCAAGGTGAAAGTCTTCCCGGGGCAAGAATCAGTTGTGTCGCACCACAAGACTCGCGAGGATGCTATCGCAGCGATTCGGGCCTATTACGCCAACAAGCGCAAACTTCAAACCCGCATGAGCAAATGAAGACGACCTCTTTTCAATCTCTCTCTCCCGCAAGCATCGACGCTGACACCATCTTTGGCGTCTCGGTCATCACCCTCGGGGTGGCAAAGGGGCACGGTCTCCTCATCGACGAAACAACCCTCTCGCAGGTCGTCAAATGCGGCAACGCAGCTAAGAGTGGAATCAAGGTCAAGGTTGGCCACGAGTCTGGTGTTGAGGAGATCGTCGGGCGTCTCGTCAACTTCCGTGTCGAAGATGAGAAGGTGCTCGCGGATCTCCAACTGTTCCAGACCTCTCCACGCCGAGACTTCATCCTAGAGCTGGCCACCAAAACACCTGAAGCATTCGGGCTTTCCATCTCGTTCGAGGGCAAGCCGCAGGACGTCAACGGGGCCGCTTACGCCCGCTGCACGCGCCTTCGTTCGGTGGACTTGGTTGATGAACCAGCAGCAAACCCAGACGGGCTTTTTGAAGCGGCAGTTGATGAAGCGCAGAATGTTGAGAATCCAATGAAGGAAGAACCCAAAACCGAAGCAATGGCCGAGGCACCCGCGCCGACCGTCGAGGATCGTCTCGCCACGGTCGAAGCAGCAATCTCGGAGATGAAAGGGATGCTACAAGCAATCCTTACCGAAGAGACAACCGAGGCACCCGAAGCCGAGATGGGCAAACCAATGCCGGAAGAAGCCGCGATGAGCGTAAAGGCCGAAGAGGTTGCCGGTGCTGCTTTTGAAGCCGTCGAGGAGAAGATTCTCGGGGCCGTCGAAACAAAGTTCGAGGCACTCACCGCTCTCATCAAATCCTTTGGCACTCCTGTCGCTCCCGGCGTTGCAACCGAAGCAAAGGCTGATGCGCCAACCGACTTTTCCGAACTCCGGAAAAACCCTGAAGCGTACAGGAACCACCTGATCGCAAAGGGCATCCTCAAACCCTAAAACCAAAAAACCACATGGCACAAAACGACTCGGGGTTCAAAGCGTTCACGGTGGGAGCTTCTGCTCTCTCTGTTGGTCAGCGCGTTGCACTCTCCTCTGGGCTGGCTGTCGCAGCTGGCGCAACAAACGGCAGTTCCATCGGTGTCGCACTCGCTGACGCCGCTGCAAACGGCATCGTCACTGTTAAACTCAACACCGCAAGCGGCACATTTGAAATGCGCGCAGCTGGAGCAATCACCGCTGGTGCAGCAGTTTACCCTGCGGCATCCGGCAACATTGCTGGTACGGCATCAAGCAACGTCACCATCGGCATCGCCCTTGAAGCGGCGACTGCTGCAAACGACGTGATCGAAGTGCTGTTGGGGGTTAACGCAAACTCTTAATCGAAAGGACACTAGAAAATGTACGCAAACGCAGGTGCAGTTCTTCGCGGTGACATCCAGCAGGCTGTCATTCAAGCCGGTGGGGCCGACAACGGTCTCATCGGTGGTCTCGTTATGCCTCCTCTCTCGGTGGCAACAAAGGCGGGGCAATACCTCAAAATCGACATCGCAACGGGTCACCTCATGCGGGTGGACTCGGACGCGGCAAAGCGCAACGCCGACGGCTCTTACAGCCGCATCAGCCGCGCTTTCACGCAGGACACCTACCTCTGCGAGGATCGGGGTCTTGAAGAGTTGATTGACGACTCAAACCAAGCTGACCTCTCGCGGTTCCTCGACACTGAGGCCACGATTGCAAAGCTGTTGCTACGCAACATCAAGCTGGCTCACGAGACGCGGGTCGCTTCAGCGATCTTCAACACGTCGAACTTCAACAACACGACCGTGGGAACGGTGTGGAGCAACTCGGCAGCAGATCCGGTGACGGACTTGCAGGACGCTATCTCCCGCCTCCGTAAAAAGGGCGTGGATGCGAACACACTCGTGGTCAACCTCGACGTCTACAACGCGCTGAGGAAGAACGCCAAGGTGCAGAGCTACATCTTCGGATCCGTCGGGACCGGAGACCTCCGCAACGTGGACGCTGCACTCATCGCCGCCAACCTCGGCATCGACCGAGTGCTCGTGGCTTCCGCTGCATACGACTCCTCGAAGAAAGGCCAAGCCGCTTCCGGGTCGTTCATCTGGGGTTCCAACCGCGCATGGATCGGCAATGTTCAGTCTGGCGACTTCGTCGCTGGCGGAGCTGGCCGCACGTTGACGTGGACGGGAGACGCTTCCGACCTGTTCGTCGTTGAGACCTACCGCGACGAAGCACGCCGCTCGGGCGTGGTTCGCGTGCGTCAGCACACCTCCGAGAAGGTGGTTGATGCGACCGCTGGTGAGTTGCTCACGATTGCCTAAGGCATTGGATTCCAAAGGGGGAACGGGAGAACCCCGTTCCCCTTTTTTGTTATGGTCCCACCTATCTCTCAAGTTCAACGCTACACCGGACTCGACACCCCCGGGGGTCTCGCAGTGCTGGCCAAGGTCTCGTTTCAATCGGGGCCGAAAGCCGTCAATCCTCCTCCAATCACCGCTGCACCGCTCGTTCCAAAAGGTGCTGGGATTTACGACGAAAACGGAATGCTTCCGACCATCAAGGGCAAGGGCCTTGAGTTCATCGCATACGCATGAGACTGGCTTTCTCCAACGCTTTGCTACGCACCTTCAACCATGCTGCATCGACCATGGGCGCATCGGTGTTGCTCAACGGTGAAACCGTGCAAGCGGTGGTGTCAGAATCGGACTACATGACGCTGCCGGAGGAAGGCGGAATCAACGCTGGAGGAGAGCTGACCATTCGCATCTCGCGTACGGCGTTTGATGAGTTCGGCAAGGGTGGGGACCCTCGCAGGAACCAGTTCACGATCGACGGCATGAAGTACCGGGTGATGACAGTGAAAAACCTGCCTGAGAACCCCATCCTGCAGTTCGTCGTCAGACAAGATCAATGAGCACCAACTTCCAAGCCGATGTCCAAGCTGGAATCGTCGCCGCCATGAAGGCCGACGAGGATCTCGCGACATTGCAGGTGCTCACCTCGGACACTGATGAGATCAAGGAGACCGCGTCCATCTTCATCTCGAGCGAAATCAGTCGCGAACTCGTCGCTGGCTCACGAGTCTTCATCCTCGATGGTCAGGCCATCCTCCGCGTCAACCGCTCAGCATACACTGCGGAGGAGAGCGCACAGATCCGGCAGAACGTGCTCGCCGCACTTCTAAACCCCGTGGCCGATGGCGACTTCGACCAGTTCTCTTTTGAGTCAGCCAAGGTGCTCGGGTTCGTGCTCGGGGCGCAAAACACCACTTTCACCGACGAGGTCCAGCTAGACTCATTCGCTTTCAAGGTCTGGGCTTACCAACTCTCTCAACAATAACGACATGGCAACCATCCACGACAACGGACAGGACTATGGCACACTAGGAACCGTGCAGACCCAAGCGGGGATGCTGGTGACGCAGTACAACGCCAAAAAATCGTCCGCCACTAAAGAAATCATCGGACCGGCTGGGGACGTTCAAAGTCTCGCGATGTACAACCTGAAGACGGAAATCACGATCGACGGCTACATCTCTGGAACGTTCAGCGGAACAATCGGAAGTCAGGCCGGAACCAACACGTTCATCGACTCAATCAACCGGGCTTTCTCGGCTGAAGACGTGGCCAAGCTCACGGTCTCCAAGACGCTGTACGCTGGATTGACCTAATCACCAACCACTTAAGACCATGGCTGAAATCATTAAAGGTGAGGCAGTGACATTCGGAACGGGGGGTTCATCGGCTACGCTGTTGACCTCCGCAACCGTCAACAAAACCTCATCGAAAAAGGAAATCCCTGACGGCAACGGTGGCTTCGGTGCCGTCGTTTACTTCGCTATCAAGGACGAGGTGAACTTCGAGACGTACGAAGCGACTTCTCCAAACGTTGGCGACACGGCAACCCTACCGAGTCTCATCTCAGCGTTTGTGACGGGAAGCGTGTTCGTCACCTCGTCCGAGGTCGTCGAATCTTCGGAGGATCTGACGAAGTCGAACGTCACAGCAGTCTCTTACGCCAGCATCACCTAACCCATCAGCCCCGAGGAGTTTCCGGAAGCGGTGGGCTAAAACCGCGTCTCCTAAATCAAAACCGGCCTTCACCTTGCCATGATCACCTCATTCTATACGACCGGGAACCAACGACTTGCTGTCGCACTAGCCACCATCGGGATTCCTCCGCACTCAGAGAACCCCGTCACCGTCGAACGACGAGCACTCCCAAACGGAGAAACAGAAGTTCGCACCACCTTTCACTTCGCAATCGCTGGAACGTGGAAAGGCTTTGGCGGAGAACCTCAGATCGCCATCAAAGCGGACGTCATCGCATCTGCTTACTTTGCGCTGACTCGCGGGAAAACTCCCGATGGACTCGACTTCCGAATCCTCGCGGAACTCCAAATCATCCATGCCTGTCTTGAGGTCCGTGACGAAATCAACCGCGTTCGAAAGGCAGCAAACCCAGAGCAGTCTTACATCGGCGTGGCCATCTGCGAAAACGCAACCACGCTGGCTTCATTCGTCAGCGCCACCCACGAACTGACCCGTCAAAAGCTACGTCGTGGAGTGCTTTACGCACCGACCGAAACGCTTCAGGACGCTCTCAAAACCTTCAAACACTTTGCCTAACCATAACCATGCTCAACGACATCCAACACCTCATCATCGGCGCATCTGGCCCGTCCTCAACCATCGCTGGCATTCCATGCCGACCGCTCACGCTTCAGACCTATGCGCTCATGGAGTTGACCGGGAACGAACTTCTGACCGCACCGAGCACCCGCATGGCGGACGTTCTAGGGTTCATCTATCTCCACAGCGCACCGCAGGAAAAGGTGGCCGAGGCAACCGCCGCTTACCTCGCTGGAGACAAGGCGCGAATGCTGAAAGAGTCTCTCAATCTTCCATCAATCCCGCTCGCGGACTTGGCCGACATCGCACGCCAAATACGCGAGATGATCGAGCAAGCGACGGGGTCGCAGGTCGTCGTCGAGGGTGCTGAGGTCGCAGTGGGAAACTGAGTCGGGCGGGGATGATTGCTCGCTACATTCACCACTTCGCTTCCGCGTACGGGTGGAGACCGAGCGAAATCCTCGCCCTTTCAATGCACGATGCAAACGCACTCTTTGCTGCCTCGCTCGAAGCGCAGGGACACCGAGTGCGTGCGGTGGTCGATGACTCGCACCTTTGTGAGGCATGAAACTGACACTCTCAATGGACCTGACGAACTTCAATCGAGTGCTAGGCGTCTACGTCCAGAACTCGAAAAAGGAGGTCAAGAGCATCATCGGGAGAAAGTTTCGAGACGTTGTCCTAAAAGCTGGGAAGTTCCACCAAGACACAAGACCGGAGACGCTCCAAGCCGTTGAAAAGCAGAAGCAGGACGGACGGGTGCGAATCTCCAAACGAGTGCTTCAGCGGGTCAGCGCACGTCGCTCAAAGCTCATGGCGGAACTTCAGAAAGCGCAAGCGAGCGTGGGGCGAAAAGGGAAACGAGGGGAGCGTGCAGTCTTCAAGGTGCTCAAGGCAACCGCACAACTTCAGCGAAGCGTGCAGCAAGACCGATGGGAGATGGAAATCAAGCAACGGCAGAATGCAGCTGGCCGAGCAGGGGCGTGGGGATGGAGAATCGCAGGCACCAACTTCGACAGCATCGACCGCCGCCACCCTGCTGCCGTCGTGAAAAAGTTCGATGGTCTCCTCGAAACGTACCTCGAGATTCAAAACAAGAGACCCGGCATCGAGCCGTTCACCGCTCGGGTTGGCTACGTGCAGAAGGCTCTCGGAACCGTGGCAGCTGACATGGCCGCGTACCTCAACCGCAAACTGGGTATCACTTTATGAGCACCGCAACCATTCGCATCGGGGCCGACACCACAAACTTCCGGCAGGGGCTGACGCAAGCTGTCGGCCAGATGCAATCCTTCGCAAAAACGGTCGCCGGTGTCGCCGGTGGACAGGCTCTCTTTGCTGGCTTGCAAGCCGGAATCGGGGCTGTTGGAAGTGCGTTTCGCTCACTCGGTGAGACCTTCAAAGAGAGCATCTCATCCGCTGGAGAGTTTGAAGCCGTCGTTGCTCAGTTCGCCACGTTTTACAAGTCTGCTGAAACCGCGCAGGGGGCCGTCGCGGAACTGGCAAAGTACGCTGCAACCACATCATTCCAGCTGGGAGAGGTGGCCAACGCAGGGGCCGGTCTCGCCGCCGCTGGTGTACCTGCTGAGCAGTTGAAAGAGTCGATTCGGATCATCGGGGACATCGCTGCCGCCACGAAGAAACCGATGGCTGAGATTCTTCAGCCCTACGTCAAGACGCTCTCGGTCGGGAAGATGCAGACCGAGACTTTCCTACAGTTCCTCGAACGTGGAATCCCCATCGGGGAAGAGTTGAAAAAGGCTCTCAACCTCAGCGACGCGGGACTTCAGAAGGCACTCACCGAAGGCAAGATCTCGGCGCAGGACATGGTCAACGCACTCCAAGCGATGACGACCACGGGCCTTTTCTCAGGAGCAGCAACCACGCAGGGAAAGACGCTCAATGGCCTCCTCTCGACGCTTGCTGATAACGTCGAGGAGGTGAAGCGGAACCTCGGCCTCGCCGCATCAGAAGGGCTCAAACCGCTCATCGAGTTCGCGCAAAATCTCACGGGTCGGTTCGCACCGATTGGAACTGCTCTCGGCAACATCTTCACTGCTGCAACCCAAAAGGCTCTGCTCTTTTCGGATCAGTTCACCGCAGGATTCGGACGGGCCGTGGACACTGCCGTGAACGCATTCCAGATCATCGAGGGGGCCATCAAGAACGGGACTCTCTGGGACGTGCTCGCAACTGCTGGCAAACTGGCTTTCCTCGAGGTCACGGAGACCGCAATCCGTGCGCTTCAAGGAGTGACCAACATCTTTGCCGATGGGAACGCTTTCACCGGCCTCTCTGGCTCTCTCATCGTTGCAATCACCGATGCTCTCGGAACTGCTGCTGGTGCAGTGGCCGGAACCCTCGGGAGTGCTCTCCTCGACGCAGCAAAGGCATGGCTCGACTACGTTCTTGCGGGGATCAAGCGAATCCCTGCTGCTCTTGGTGAGTTGATGAGTGCAGTCTTCTCCTCGGGCAACACGTCCGGACTTGGTCAGCGCACGCTGCAAGGCATGGGTGCCAACCAATCGACGTTCCAGACCTCGCAGTTCTACGGGGCCCCACAAGCCTCTGGCATGACCTCGGCACAGGCGCAGGAAATCATCGCTGCAAAGGCCGCTGGTTACCCGACACCGCTCACCCCGGGGGAAGTGCGTGAGACATTCGCAAACGGAAAACGGATCACGTACAACGCGAAAGAGTCGCTTTCCAACGGTGCTATCATACCGCCGAGCAACTCGGACGCTTACGCTGAGGGAACACCGGGACAGGGACTCATCGCCGCTTTCGAGCGGGGGTTTGCTCGCCAAACCTCCGCCACCGAGCGTCTCCAAATGCAGAACGAAAAGCTCAAGACTGAGTTGGCAAAGCTGACTGAGGCAGCGCTCAAAAACGCAACCGCAATCCGCGAGCAGTCGAGCAGTCTCAAAAATCAAACTGAGTTGACTGCAAAGACCGCTCAGGCCGAGGAGAAGAAAAGCAAGGCGACCACTGCGACAGGAGACTTCTTTACATCGCTGGAAAAAATCGGTGGCGGAAGACGCACGATGAACCTCGCCCCACGGGGGCCTGTGATCGGCATGGAAGGCAGGGAGCCGGGGTTGCGTGGGGGTGGAGACTTAGGAGGAGGATTCGCCGCATCAGCCGCTTTTCTCGCCGCAAAGAAACGCGAGGAGATTGCCAAGGTTCCGGTGCAAGGACCTCCCGCTGCCGAGTTTTTCCAGATGCGGGCTCAGCAACTCCGAACGCCGAGAATGGACTTCGACGTGGCACCTGCTTTCCCGCTTCCGGGCGGTGGCATGATGGAGGCCAAGGATCCCGCCGTGCGTGTGCTGCAAGAGAACCAGAGCACGCTGGCATCCAAACTTGATGCAGTGGTGGCAGCAATCGCCAAGCAGGGCTCTCTCAACGTGGCCGTCGTATGAGTCTGAACACTGAGTTTCCAGTTTCGGCGCAGGTCGATGAGATGGGTGCTCTGGAAGTCACATTCCGCACTCGGTACACGCGCACCGGACCCAACACCGAACCGTTCGAGTGGCCACTCACCAAGACGCTCGGCTCTTTTCAGCTGGCGTTTGTAGGGTCTCGCGAGAATGTCGAAATGCTCAGTGACAAACTCGGCACTTCGGAGGGGACGTATCGTGGGCTGGCCTTCTCCAAGAACTTCGTCACCGTCGAGGGCACCATCTCCAACGAACCAATCACCGCTCATCCAAACTTCAACGACTGGGCTGGAGACGCAGAGACGCCAGACACCGAGAACGCGATCTGGGAGGATTACGACGGCGCAAAACGGTTCGTGCAGTTTCGCGACGACTTCGAGCTGGCTGGCATCACCACCTACCTGGCGCCGCAGTGGACGTTCAACCTGACGTGGTTGGCCGCTAATGCGGACGCTGCAACCGTTCCGGGGAAGGTTTACACCCTCCCATCCATTCCCAACTTCTCCATGTTCGGTGGCCTTTCGCTCTTAGGCACTTCGGTGGGGCAAGAGCAGAACGGAGCATCATGGAAAATCACCGCTCAACTTCTCGGCGCACCTTTCTGGTCGTCGGACATCTACCCCTAAAAAATGCCTGTGATCTTTAAGGGCGAAGAGGCCGTCAAAACGTCGCACTCGTTTGAAGCTGACGAGTGGGGGAACGTCATTCAGACGTCGGTTCACGTCTTCAAAAATAACAAAATCTCCAACATCCTCGCGCCAACTGGTCTCCCTGACATGGCGTCGGACTCCCAGCGAAGCATCCTCTCACGCTCAATGACGTTCGACGAGGGATCACAAACCACAACGCTCGAGCAGAGGAGCATCTACGCTTACGCTTCGTCAGCTAAAAAGCGGTTGAGCATCGACGCCAACAGCGGCACCGAACCCATCACGGCCAACCCGCGATTCCAAGACCTAGCGGGAACCCCAGAGACACCGAACGAAACCAATGCTCTCTGGGTCGCATCGAATGACACGGAGTCGACCAAGCGGTTCGTTGAGTTCAAAAAGCCGGGGCTGGTTGGCGTCTCGTCTTACATCGCTGGCAATGGTTGCACGCTCAAAGTCACCTACTTCGACATCTGGAGTGCGTTTGCCCAGACGGTCAACGACATCGGGAAAATCTCATTTCCTCCGGTTCCCATTTGGGGAACTACACAGTCATGGCTTCTCGCTGGAGCGACCGCAGAACCATTCGGAGACCGCTGGAAAATCACGCTGCTCTATCGCAATGCCTCGGCGAACTACGGGCAGTACTCGGGCGAAGGGTGGTCAACGCTGATTTACTCGTGATTCCAACCGTAACAACGCGGGGTCCCATCGGACGCACACTCTCGGCTATCTGCCGCGAGCTTGTTCGATTGCGAGTGCAGAAGACAAAGGACTTCACCTCGAACGAAACACCGAGAGGGACCATCCTCAACATCGCTCCACCGAAGACCATCACCGAGGGACCAACTCAGAGTCCACGGTATCAACCCTTCATCAGCGAAGGGTCAACTCGGTACTGGATCACCCCATGGCATTACGGGTTTGTGGGTCCTGTCATCAGCGTCGGAAACCGTCAGTACCGTGGCTTCCAACTGACGGGAGGGAACAAGGTCATCGTGGCGACCGTGAAACTCAAAGCATACGCAACCCGCAACCCTGCGGAAGATTACGACCCCGAAAACATGGATCCAGTGACATACGGGGTGCTCAACTCGTTGATGCTGGTCGAGAGCCAAAGCTCATCATTTCAAGGCGACCAGACATCGTTCGGGCTCAATGTCGCTCAACGTGGCATTCCAATCGTCTCTCAAGATCCGTGGGGGGGATTCTTGACGCAGAGTTGGTTCTTCTCGGTCAAGTTGACAACTCAGTGGAATGAGATGTCCACACGCATCTCAGCGGATGACGTCGTCGCAACAGGCACTCGTCAAATCCCGCTCGAAGAAGGTCAGGAGGACAACCCGTGGATTCCGACCGGATTCGTAAAAGAGTACGAACACGACATCCTCGTTGGCTACCTTCACCAGACGGGCACAAGCGGTTCGACAAGCGGTTACGCGCTGGACCTCATCCGTGAGGATCACACGTCGTTTGGAGCGGTTCCCGAATCGACAGAAATCACTGGTGACAAGACAGGCATCAACGACCAAGCATTCCCTTACTGGCACGCTGAACTCAAACTGGTTCCCAATGCTGTCGTCCCCATCTGCGATCCGGCAGAGGGTGGACCTTACACAACACCGTGGGAGCCGTACGGCTTCAGGCTCAGAAACCGCGACGAAAACGGCTATCCACCGGGGAGCGATTACCCCGGCAAGGACGAATCGAACCCACTGAGAAATCAGTACCCAAGGCAGCTCGCGTTCATGCTGCCATTCTCGCAAGGGGTCAACTACATCCCCAGCAGCCGAGGTCTCATGGACATCAACGACCAAAGAGAAGCACCACCGTCATGCCTGTGATTCCTCGCCTAAAAACGGGTGGCCAACTCGGCGCCACCATAAACGCCATCATCGATTACCTGCCGAGGCTGGCCATTCAATCGACTCCCGAAATCACGGCGACCGTGACCCCGCGAGGGCAGCTGGTCTCGCTCAAGAATCGGCGCACGGTGCAGACCGCTGCACCATCAGCCACTACAAACTACCCTTTCAAGGTCACCGTTCGAGCAAGCAATCCGGGGCAGGAGAACCCGTCTTATAGGGTTTTTGTGCGGTGGGGAACGGTCAACGGACAGGGGGTTACGGATTACCCAGAGGAAGACGTCGGACCTGCTGCCGACAACAAAAGGGTGGTTCTCAACGTCGCAGGAAACTTCTCTTCGACCACATCGAGCGGAATCGTCTCTTCATCCGTCACCATCGAGGACCAAAGCGCATTCTTGTACGCTGACCCAGTGGCTGAGTCGGTCAGCTACAAAATCATTCTGGCGTTTATACAAGCCGACGAGGGCGGAGGGTTCACTGTCTCGCAGCAAACAGCTGGGCATCAAATCATCGGGCTTCACGGTTGATGACGGCACCTTGAGTGAATGCTCACGCTCACCGTCGCACTCGATTCCGGTCTCGTCTACGTTGGCGGTTTACGCCGATCTGACGACCAAGAGGTGCTGCTCCGAAATGGCGACGTGATCCCGACCGCCATCGAGTTCCGAAACACCATCTCAAGCACCTCGACCGTTGACATGGGGTCATCAACGGGCCTCAGGTTAAGCGTCAAGCCGAAGGGGCTCTTCGACGCCAACCCTCTTCTCTCATTTTCCAGCTGGACACGCACGGTGACAGGTTCGGTCATCGACTACCGAGCAACGCTCAACACGGCATCAGGTGGGATTGACCGCCTTCTCGGAATCGACCCTTACGACTCTGCTGAGGTGGTCGCAGTTCAAACGACTGCAACGACCGCTGACGGAGTTTACTTTGACCTAGCTGACTCGGTCGGGCCGGTGCGGGTTTGGATGGGTGCGGCATCCTCCACCGGACCGGAAGCACCTGCCGATGGCCGTCTCATCAAGGTGACCACTCTGGGGACGGAAAACGCCTCAGCAATGGCGACGAAGATCGCGACCGCTCTCGATGCGGACTTGGCCTTCGTCGCTTCCTCCTCAGCGGACATCGTGACCGTGGCCGCATCGACTTTTGGACAACGTCAGGCACCGCACTGCCGGTCCTCTGGCTACGGTGTTACCGTCCTAGTCGCTGGCGGAGATGAAACAGTCACCGATGTTCCGTCGGTGGTGCTGCAAGCAGAGATTGCATGGGCTTACTCTGGCAATCTCACGACGACCCGAGCACTCCGGTGGAAGGTTGAGAACACCAATCGACGAGCATCTCAACCCGTATCGCTCCCTTTTTTCGACTCATCCAACATCGCCGCGTCAGTGGTGTTGTTTACCGCTCAATCGCTCACAGCACCCCAGCAAGCACAGGCTCGAGCCAACATTGGTGCAGGAGCCGCAATTGCTGGCACAGGCGTTGACGGGAACATCGTCGGTGTCGTCGCTGGCGTGACAACTTACACAACGCTTTCAGCCCTAGGGGTTGGCGTTGACGGTGGCCAAGTTTAACAACATCAAGAGATTATGCCGAACACGATCCAACTTAAACGCCGCACGACCTCAACGGGCGTGGCCGGCATCACGCTCGCAACTGGTGAGCTTCTCTTCCAAGAGTTTGACAACCAGTTGCTGATTAAAAAGTCGAACGGGGATGTCATTCCGCTCGGTGGCGAAGGCACTGCCACCTCCGAAGGGATGGTCACGACAGCCAACCGGAACCAGACCATCGCGGGAACCAAGACGTTCAGTGGGACGGTCAACCACACCGGACCTCTTCAGATCGGTGGTACGGCAGTCACTGCTGATGCTGGTGAGTTGAACAAGCTCGACGGGGTCACGACGACGACGGCTGAGTTCAACAAGTTGGCCGGTGTGACGGATGGCACCGCTTCGGCAAGCAAGGTTCTGATCGTCGACAATGCGTCAAATCTCAACCTCGGTGCCGGGCTCATCTCGACAACCGGAGTGCCGACAAACGACGCGCATCTCGCGACCAAAAAATACGTCGACGACGTCGCTCAAGGGTTGGACATCAAAGCCTCCGCGCACGTCGCAACGACCGAGGCACTGCCTTCGGTGGCGTACAATAACGGATCGAGCGGGGTCGGCGCTACGCTGACATCCAATAACAATGTCGCGTTGTCAATCGACGGGCACAACTTGGCTGTCGGTGAGTCGGTGTTGGTGAAAAACCAAGCGAGCGCACTGCAAAACGGTCTCTATCAGGTGACGGCAGTCGGCAGTTCCGAGTCGCCTTTCATCCTCACCCGCCGCACGGATGCTGACAGCGGCACCGAGTTGAGTGCTGGTTCATTCGTGTTCATCGAGCAGGGGAGCACCAACGGCTCAACGGGTTGGGTGCTCTCAACGTCGGGAGCAATCGTCATCGGGACGACCGCACTGACCTTCACGCAGTTCTCCTCAGCTGGCATCGCTGACGCTGGGGATGGGTTGCAAAAAGTCGGGACCACCCTCTCTGTCAAAACGGCATCCTCAAGCCGCATAGCAGTCTCATCGAGCGGGGTTGACTTGGCCATCTCGGGTGTCACCGCTGCATCGAATCAAGTGCTATTTACCGTGGACACCTACGGGCGCATTACGAGTGCCACAAACTCCATTCCCGCAACGGCTGGGATTTCCATCGACTGCGGAGACATCTAAACTCCGAGGATGCCGAACTTCATCCGCCAGCTCCGAAAGGCAACGTCGGGGACCCCTCCAATCGAGGGGATTCCTTCGGGCGTTCTGCTCGTCAACACCGCCGACCAAACGCTCTCGTTTCCAAACGCAGCAGGGAACGGTTGGGTGACTATTCAGGCGGGAGCGTCGGCACCTTCGTTCGCACTTCAGCAGTTCGCTTTCGACGCAAACGGATCGCAAACCGCATTCACAACGACCTCGACCGACTCAACCGACGATCACTTCATCGTGGCCATCGGCGGGGTCTTCCAAACCGCTGGTGTTGACTACACGGTGACATCTGGCGTCGTCACATTCACGAGTGCTCCACCGAGCGGGGAGAAGGTCAACATCCTCGTCGCATCTGGCGGGGTTGCTGGGCCTCAAGGACCATCCGGAGTGCAAGGACAAGCGGGACCGAGTGGCGTGCAGGGCGTTCAAGGCCCGTCGGGAAGCATCGGTTCTACGGGGGCCACAGGGCCTAGCGGTTCGACGGGACCTGTTGGCGCGACTGGGTTGACTGGGCCTTCGGGGGCGCAGGGCATTGCTGGCCCAGTTGGTGGAGCGACTGGCTCAACTGGAGCAACAGGACCGATGGGGCCTTCGGGATCCCCCGGTGGAGCAACCGGTGTCGCTGGCGCAACTGGCGCAACTGGCGCTGATGCTCTCTGGTCCTACGCGGGCGCGTTCGACTTTGGAACTTCATACGCTGTCGGAGACTTGGCCACCTACCAAGGGAGTCTCTGGTATCGAAAACATGCGAACGGTGGAAATGTTGGAGACATTCCGAGCACGTCATCAAACTTCTGGGACATCATCGCGTCGAAGGGGGCTAATGGGCCGGCGGGAGAAACAGGAGCGAGTGGCTTGACTGGCGCAACAGGTGCGACCGGAGTGGCTGGCACGCTTTACTTTGCAGGGACTGAGATCCCTTCACCAACCCTCGGCAAGGTCGGTGACGTGTACTATCGAGATTCATCGACACCGAACGATTCACCGGATGTCAAAATAATCTCTATCTACGTCAAGACGGAGTTTGGCTGGGGAGGCGCACTGAATGTCAGTGGACCGCAAGGCGCGACAGGTCCGAGTGGGATGCAGGGCATTGAAGGACCGAGCGGACTGCAAGGTGCTGTTGGGCCTAGAGGGCCGTCAGGCGATTACGGTCCTCAAGGCGAGCCGGGACCTACAGGACCACCCGGAGTGGATGGCATTCCCGGAACTGCTGGCATGCAAGGGAATCCGGGTGAGACGGGCGCAACAGGACCTTCGGGACCGATTGGGGCGACCGGGCCAACTGGTCCTCAAGGGCCGCAGGGCGACACCGGAGCAACTGGCATTTGGGGGATGGATGGCGCGACTGGTCCCGAGGGACCGACGGGACCGAGCGGAGAAATGGGTTTGCAGGGGGCTGTTGGCCCAATGGGCGCAACTGGCGCAACGGGTCCGAACTGGGCAGCAACAGGAGCAACCCCATCAAACACCGTTGTTCCTGCGGGTTACTTCAACGCTGGACAAAATAGGCTGGTTCCGTACTACACGTTATGACGCGCGTCTCCAACAACTTACTCAAAGACGCAGGGACGACGGGGAAGGCTCTTCTCGCTGCAACGACGGCTGCTGGTGCGCGCACGACGCTCGCACTGGCAACGGTGGCAAGCACAGGCAACTACAACGACCTAATCAACAAGCCATCAGGCGGGGGTTCGTTCGCGGGAACATATCATTCCGCTGAGTTTGTTGCGGATGGAACGAGCATCTCTTTTTATGGGCTTTTTCCTAATGGCATTGGTGATTTGACACCACCGACAAGCTCATCCGCTTACGTTGTGAGTGTCGGAGGAGTGCATCAACCTCCGAGCGCATACACTATTTCGTACATGACCAACAACACGCCGGAAAAGGGGCTGATCACTTTTGGAGAGGTCATTCCGAGCGGACTAAAAGTCTCTGTTCAAATCACTTTCTAACACTCTATGCCACAACAACTGACGAAAATAGAAATCGACATGATCTCGCAAGCCGCGCAAACGGCTTTGCAAGGTCAAGCTGGTGCAACTGGTCCTAGCGGTGCTTCAGGTGCGCAGGGGCCTCAGGGCGTTGCTGGAGGAGCCGGAGCAACGGGTCCTGTTGGAGCAACAGGACTGACAGGAGCAACTGGCCAACAGGGCGTGCAAGGCAACGCTGGAGCAATTGGCGCGACTGGTCCACAGGGGACTCAGGGAGCCACCGGCGAAGTCGGACCAACTGGTGTTCAGGGAGTGCAAGGCCCGACGGGTTTGACAGGTGCGACCGGAGTGCAGGGGGCCACTGGTCAGCAGGGGCCACAGGGCGATGTCGGAGCAACTGGACCCAGCGGGGCACAGGGAAGCCAAGGTGCAACAGGATTGCAAGGGACGCAGGGCGCGACGGGAGAAACCGGATCGCAAGGTGCAACTGGTGCTTCTGGGCAGTCTGACAAGTACGCGACCACCTCGACGACCTCACTTCTCAACGGCAACGGGACGAAGACGCTGACGGTTGCAACAGGGCTTTCGTACACGATTCAGCAACCTGTCATCATCGCTGAGACGGGCGGGACAGCTCACATGCACGGCACCGTGACGAGCTACAACTCGGGCACAGGGGCGTTGGTTGTCGATGTCTCGAACCACACGGGTTCTGGCACGTTCAGCTCATGGTCCGTCAACCTCGAGGGTGCTGTCGGTGCTGTCGGGCCGACTGGGCCACAAGGCGCGACAGGTTCGACTGGTGTTGCTGGTCCGACTGGGGCGAGTGGGGTCGCTGGCGCAGATGGAGCAACAGGTCCACAAGGGACGCAGGGCGCGACGGGGCCAAGCGGAGCACAGGGCGCGACGGGCGAGACTGGGCCGACGGGCGCACAGGGGTCGACTGGTCCGACCGGATCGCAAGGGCCGACAGGGCCGAGCGGGTTGCAAGGTGTCCAAGGCGACATCGGGGCGACTGGGTTGACTGGGGCGACTGGGTTGACTGGTGCAACAGGTGTTGCTGGTCCGACAGGAGCGTCGGGGGCGCAGGGGATCCAAGGTGACCCCGGACCGATTGGAGCAACTGGCGTGCAGGGTCCCACAGGGTTGACTGGCGCGACTGGTGCCGGTGCGACTGGTGCAACGGGCACAGCTGGTGACAGGTACACCACCTCCTCGACCACTTCGCTCTCACTGACGACCGGAGTCAAGACGCTGACAGTGGCCGCTAACCTCGCGTTATCGGTCGGCCAGAACGTCGTGTTGGCTCACGACGTCGACCACCGCATGACGGGCATCGTCAACGCGTACACGGCCAACACGGGCGTCTTGGAGGTTGACGTCGTGAAAGTGCTCGAGGGCACAGGAACCTACGCATCTTGGGCCATTTCGCTCGACGGTGCGGTTGGACAGGTCGGAGCAACCGGAGCTGTCGGACCGACTGGTGTTGTGCTCGGTGGTGGGATTCTCTCGCCTCGATATACGGGCAACGGAAGTGCGACTGAGTTCGGGCCGATCTCAGGCTGGGATGGTCCGCAGAACGACGAAGCCGGGTATCTCGTTTACGTTGGCGGTGTTTTCCAGCGTCCAGACGAAACCAATGGCGGGTTCACCATTACGGGGACGACACAAGCCAACTCGAAAATCGTGTTTCCGACGGCACCAGCAAACAATGTCGTCATCGACGTGCTGGCTGTGCAGGTGACTGGAGCTAAAGGCGCGACCGGTTTGACTGGCGCGACGGGTCCTGCGGGGTCTGGAGGTGGGGGAGGAATCTCCGCGTGGACTAGCGGTGCGTCCTATGAGATCGGAGACTTGGTTTCCGATTTGGGACAGTATTATGTTGCGATTGCTGCAAGTCAAAATCAGCAACCCTACCAAAACGAGTCGAAATGGGAGCTACTCAACAGAGCATCGCGCGTGTTGCCGCTGACTCGTTACCGTGCTGGCGACTTTGTGAGTGACAAAGGCTTGTTGTATCTTCTTCAGGGAGCCACTAATGCTGGGACCGACACCATACCATCCGACGGTGCAACGACGTGGAAAAATGTTTCCGTTCAACCGTGGGTTGATGGGGCGTTTTACTACATCAACGCGATCACGGTCGAGGCTGGATCACTTTGGCGCAACACTTCCGGCCACGTCGCATCCGGCAGTAACGTGCCCGGGACGGCTAATGGCCCTTGGGTGTCGATTTACGGAGTTGCTGGACCAACAGGCCCGACGGGCGAAGTCGGCGCAACGGGCCCGACCGGCCCAACTGGAATTGGGGCAACAGGCGAATCTGGACCCACTGGTGCAACTGGACCTGAAGGGCCGATAGGGGCTTCTGGATTTGGTGCGACGGGTCCAACTGGTGCAACCGGACCTGAAGGTCCAAGCGGAACTGGTCCGACCGGTGCGACTGGTGAAACTGGCGCGACAGGCGAGACTGGCCCGACAGGAGCAACTGGTCCAGCTGCTTAAAGCTGGCGTGAGTTGAGGCTAAACCCCTAGGCTGGAGAGGATGACAACTCTCCACTGCCTAGGGGTTCCTCACACTGTGACGCATCCCGATTACTCAGCGTGCGCGTTTACCCAGAAAGTCTTGAAGTTCTTGGAGATGTTCAAGGACTCGACCGAATACCGCACGATCCATTACGGACACCCCGACTCCATCACTGCCGCTCACGAGCACGTCAACGTCACCTCTCGTGACATCCTGCAAGAGACCTATGGCGATTACGACTGGAGGAGAAATCAGTTCAAGCACTCATCGCAAGACCTAGCGCACAAGGCGTTTAATCTCATCGCTGGCGAAGCAATCAAGCGGCGCAAGAAGAAAGGCGACATCGTGCTGCCCTTCTGGGGAGGCACGCAGGAGGCAACGCACATCGCCAACGCTGACAAGGACCTGATCATCGTCGAGCCGGGCATCGGCAGTGGCCATGCGTTCGCCCCGTTCCGTTGCTACGAGTCTTACCCACTCCGTTCAGCATTTGTCGGAACTGATGGTGTTTCATACTGCAACCCCAAGTGGTACTGGCGGGTGGTACCCAACTACTTCGACACGCGCAACTTTGACCCGACGCAGAAGCGAGAAGACTATGCGCTGTTCATCGGTCGTCTCGGAACCAACAAGGGATTGGATCTCGCCATCGATGCGTGCAAGCGAATGGGTGTCAGACTCAAGGTTGCTGGCCAAGGTGGGCCTGAGGGCATCGGTCTCAAGGAGTGGCCGGAACACGTCGAGTTCATCGGGTACGCTGGCATTGAGGAGCGAAAGGAACTGATGGCCAAGGCTCAGTTCGGGTTCCTGCTCTCGACGTACTGGGAACCATTCGGCGGAACTGCTGTTGAGATGATGCTCTCTGGATGCGTTCCAATCTGCTCCGACATGGGCGCGATGACCGAGTACATCGTGGACGGTGTCAACGGGTTCCGGTGCTCGACCATGGGCGACATTCTGCGAGCGATTCGGATCGGCTATCGCATTGACCGCTCGAAGATGGTCGCCTTCGCTCGCGCCAACTTCTCGCTCGAAGCTGTCAGGCCAAAGTTCGAGCGTGCTTTTGCCGACTTCCGTGACGTGTTCAGCGGTGCGGGTTGGTACGAGGACCACAATAGACCATGGACGGTCGGCTATGGGCTCGACTATTCGTCGCTCAGTTGATGGCGAACAGTAGGGTGTGGACTGGAAATCATTACTTCCGACAATCGGGCGGGTCATTGGGGGCCCGCTCGGAGGCATGGCTGTCGAGGCCGTTGGCAAAGCCATCGGAATCAGCGAACCAACCATTGCCAAGGTGCAGGATGCTCTCGACGGAAACACGCTCACAGACGCGCAAATCGTGGCTCTGCGCGAAGCGGATGCTCAACTCAAGGTGAGGATGCGGGAACTCGACATCGACCTTGAGAAACTGGCGACAGAGGACCGAGACAGTGCGAGACGGATGCAAACAAAAACACAGTCTCGTGTTCCCGCTGTGCTCGCTCTCATCATCACGCTCGGATTCTTCGGTGTGCTCGCTGGTCTCCTGACCGGACACTTCGACCTTTGGGATAATGCAGGAATCACCATGCTCATCGGATCGCTCGCGACCTCGTGGGGAATGGTTGTCTCCTTTTATTACGGGAGCGCAGCAAACCTTGGGAGGCCACCGGAAAAAAAATGAACCTCAAGGAGTACGGCATCGACATCGCATTCCTTTGCGCTGGACTTTTCGGGGCTGTCCTGACGACAGGAAAGAACGCCGCGCGCAACCTCGGGAGCACCATATCCTCACTCGTGGCCGGTGCCGCCGCTGCGAACTATCTGACCCCCGTTGTGGTGCAGCTGGTCAAGGTCGAGGGGGAACGCACACAGTACGCCATCGCTTTTCTGCTTGGGTTCGTCGGACTCCGGGCTGTTGAGTTTGCTTCGCGGAAGTTGATACCGCACGCCATTACGGAAGAACACCATGAGTCCCAATCTCCTCACCCTCGCAAACGGAACCGCTAACGCACTCATCGCGTTGGGTGGGATTGCGTTCGTTCTCTTCGTATTCGGTCGGCCAGAGTCCAAGATTTACGAGTCTCCAAAGATTGCGAGGTTCATGAAGCTCGGGCTTTCGCTCGTGTCGGTCGGGGCAGTGCTTAACATCGTGACATTCTCAACCCCGCCGATCTCGGAGATCGTGCTGAACTTCGGCCTCGGGCTCACCTTCGTCCTCGCTGCGGTCTGGCACTTTCAAACATTTGTACGCCACCACCAAACAACGAAAACCGATGAACTTCGACCACTCAAACCCGCACGACCTGCTCGTCGTGCCAAGCGTCAATCTCGCGGCACTAATGCTCGGGTTGACTGAGGTGCACCAGCTGGTCAGCATCGGCGCAGCATTAGCAGCACTCGTCTACACGGTGCTCAAAATCGTCCAACTCTACCGAGACCTGAAATGACCCTCTCAGACCAAGGCCGCAAGCTGCTCCTCGACTACGAGGTCGGGGGCGGAGAACCCTATTATCGCAAGTTTCTCTCTCGTCCGACGTGGCCGGGCGAATCGTCGGGCGTGACCATCGGCATCGGTTGGGATGCTGGCTACAACACCGAGAGCCAACTGCTCGAAGCGTGGGCCATGCTTGCCGACTCAAGTCTGGAGCTGCTCAAGGGTGCCATTGGCATTCGAGGTGAGAGTGCTAGGCTCTGGCTCTCCTCTCGTCCTGCTGTTCGCGATTTGGAGATCCCGTGGGAGAAGGCTCTCGAGGTGTTCGAGCGAATCACGGTGCCTCGTTTCTATCTTCAAACGATGCGGATTTACCCGCAGGCCGAGACATTGCCAGCACCTGCACGCGATGCTCTTCTCTCGCTGGTCTTCAATCGGGGCACCTCGCTTGCAGGAGACCGCCGCGCCGAGATGCTCGGGATCCAAAACTGCCTCCGCGACGGTCGAACGCATGACGTTCCGGAACTGATCCGGTCGATGAAACGACTCTGGCCCAACACAACGGGTCTGCAAAAGCGCAGGGACGCGGAGTCAGCACTGTTTGAGAGTGCACTCTAAACTCTTGCGTGTTAAAGGGTGGCGTAATGCAACCCGACTGGACACCCGAACACCTCGACACTCCCGCCGAACTGCTCGCTGAGCGGTTCGGTGTTTCCGTCTTCACCGCTACCGAAATCCTCCGCTGGCACGAGGCAGAGCAACTGCTCCACATCGAACAGACCGCGTCGGCAATGGGTGGCGCACACCTCCACCGCATCCTCGCGTGGATGCTCGGCCCCGGGGATGCCAAGGCAAAAGCGGTTGCCCTTTGCTTCGCTGCCGACCTGCAACCACTCATCGGGTGGAGCACTCTTGCGGAAGCAGCCGACGAACTCGGCATGACCTCGGCCAACCTTTCCAAGCTACAAACTGAGATTCAAGCATGGTTGGAACTGCCTGAGAATCAGTGGAATAAGACGAAGTTCAGATGCCGTCAGCAAGAGAAGCCGATCACTAAAGAACTGCCGACGGTTGAAAGGGTTGCGCAGTCTTTCCGCAGGTGGTTGCAACGTGTTGACGTTGAGACGTTAACCATTGAGCAGAAGGCACTTGTAAAGCGGACTCTATCAGGGGTTGTTGAGTTCGCGGAAACCCTTTGAGGATTAGGGACTTCGGAGCAGTTGACGGGATGCTTCGAGCGTGAGACGATTCATTCACGTTCATCCGGTTTTCGCCGGTTGTCTGGGTTGTCCGATGCGGGGGAGTGAGGTCTCCCGCATCGGTAAACGCCTCAAACTCAACGGGTTTGCAGGGCATAAAAAAAGATAAAAAAACTGTTGGACAGAAAACGAGAACTGTTGTTTACTAGTGGCAGTTGAGGGGCGGAGACCCCAAGACGAAACAACAAACCAGACCAACAAAATGAGCATCGACCCAACAAACCTAGGCAAACCAACCAACACCACATTCACAGTTAGCAACACATTTCAAATCTATGGCGACCCACTCCCTGAGGAGTGCACCGCTGAAACGCTAGAGCAGACCACGCTCGAAATGGCAGCTCGCATGGCGTGCATATGGGGGACGGCTGACGCTGACGGGCTGGTTGACCTCTCCGCCCACCTTCAGGGCATGGGGAGCTGACCCCTTCATTGAACACTCGCTCGGCACCTACTCAACATGACACCGACATCAAAAACCATCCAAGGCGCGATCCTGCTGGCTCTCGCAAACCTCGACTTCATCTTTCTGGCCACCGTCAAGTTTGACGCATTCGCAGCCGCATTCGGGCTGCTTGGCCTAGTCTCAACCGGCATCGGATGGGCGTACATCCTCGACGCATCGAGAGAGGAGGCACGGAAATGAGTCTACAAGCCATATTGCATGAGGGCAAACAATGGCGCCTCGTCTCACCAGAGGACTACGCAACCATGATTCAAGCGCGGGATGCTGCTCTCTGCGTAGCTCAACGCATCCTCGTCAGTGGTCGGCTTGAAACCCCGCACGGGGATCTCATCCTCGCGCCTAATGGCCGGTGCCGACGTTGCAACGGGGAGAAACCCGCCAAACGTGGGCAACGCTACTGCTCGTCATGCGCGAAAATCAGTCGAGCCGAATGCATGAGGGCCTACTGGCAGAGGAGGGCGAAATGATCGCCATCGACCCCGGTGTGGCAGGTGGATGGGCCTACGACATGGAGCATGGCATCATTGAATGCTGCCGGATGCCAGAAACCGACGGCGACATCCTGACCGGACTCCGCAACCTCTGGGCAGTTGGCCACCGAGACATCCGGATGGAGATTCCCGCAAAAGCGATCTTCGGTGCTGGTCACTCATCGCTCGCGGTGCTCCATCGCAACGTGGGGTTCATTCAAGGGGTGGCCATGGCTCTCGGGTTCTCGCTTCTCCTAGTCCAACCGAAGGCATGGCAGAAGGTCATCGGGATCTCCAAGCGACCCGGGGAGGAGCAAAGGAAGTGGAAAAACAGACTCAAGGAGGAGGCACAACGCAGGTTCCCAAGCCTCCACATCACTTTAGCAACGGCGGATGCCGCGCTGATCCTAGCTGCCGGGTTGGCAGCGCAAAACAACACCAGATAGTAAAACCATGAACAACGAAAACAAACCACTGGCCCTGTTTCAGGGAGTCTCGGACCCCGTCGGAGCCGCAATGCAACTCGGTGAAGCCTTCGCATCCTCAGGGATGTTCGGATGCACCAAACCAGCACAGGGGGCCATCCTCGCTCTCCAATGCCTGACATCAGGCCTGACGCCGTTTGAAGTGACCCAGACCTATCACCTGCTCGACGGCAAGCTCTCGATGAAGGCCGATGCCATGCTTGGCCGGTACAAGGCAGCCGGGGGAAAAGTGATCTGGGGAACCAGAACTGCCGAACGAGTCAAGGCTCGGTGGGTATACGGAGAAAACGACCTCGAGATGGAGGTCACCATGCAGGAGCTGGTGGCCAGCGGGGTTGCGCTCGGGAAGGGTGGCGAACTCAAGGAAAACTACAAAAGACACCCGCGCCAGATGCTGACCGCTCGACTCATCTCGGAGGCAGTGAGACTCCTCGCACCCGAAGTGGTGAGTGGGATCTACACCCCCGAGGAAGTGAGCGACTTCGGAACCGTTGAGAGGGTCGAGAAACCCGCGCAGGTTCAGGTCGTCGAGCCGGAGGCATTACCACCCGCTGAAGATGCGGAGCAGGAGTTTCGCGACCTGCTAGGGGAGCATTACACTTCGGCACTGTCATTCTTCAAAACCGACCTGCTCACGCTCCTCGCGCCTAAAGTCCAAAAGGACATCCGGACCCGTACCTCTGACCTCATCGCCAAACTCTAAAGACCATGTTCAAAATCGACCGCAACGCAGCACCGGAATCCTCATGGATTAAGACCCCGGGCATCTACTCGGGAACCATCAAGTTCCCTGCCGAAATCGAATGCACCCCGAAGGGCGAGACGAAGATCCGTCTCGAGTTCATTACGGAATCGGGGGCGAAGGCCACCGATGACATCATCAACGCCGAGAGTCTCTGGTGGAAGCTAAACGTCCTTCTCGCCGCCGCAGACCCCGACGGGAGCAAAATCAACATTCCCAACGGGCAGAGCGCGGACTTCTCGAAGAACTCGAACTTCATCGAGTTCGTTCGGAAGTTCGACGGGCTCGCGGTTACCTTTGCCGTTTACCTCGAGACATACCTCAAAAAGGACGGATCTCAAGGGACGGCAACGAGACTCCGACCGATGGACCCGCGAAAGGGGAAGAATCAACTCCCTGCAAAGGCTCTTGAGCAGATTAAAAAGGCCGAAGATGAAGCGGAAGGACCAGACGAGGTTCCGTTCTAAGCCATGCAACCACAGCAACTTGACAACCTAATCAGGCAAGCCATGCACACCGTTGAAGCAATCAAGACCGAAGTGAGAGCAGTACTGCTCTCCTCAGAGTTTCGCGACCAACTCCGAGCGATCGTTCGGGACGAACTGACGGACGAACTCCGCGACCAAGGCAAGAACCCGGACGCACTCGCGTTCGAGCTTCGGTTTCTCCGCAGGGAGCTAGAGGCACTCACAAAGCAACTGGCCAACACTCAGGAGGACGAACAATGAGCGAGGACATCAACAGGCAGATCTTCGACTTCCTCTGGCAGATCGACTACTCGTTCGGGAGCGTCAACTGTCCTCAGGCTGAGCGGGATTGGAACTATCGGGCAATGCGAGCCGAGGTCGATGACAGCAAACTTACGGGCGTTGTGCTCGCTATGGCAGGGAAAATCGAAGCGGTGCTTGGGAATCCGGAGATTACCGAGCAGACCGAGAAGTGCATGAGACTCTACCATCAAGCCAAGCTGGCCTACGTCGAAAAGTCGGTGTTTGAAGCAGAGTTTCAGAAACTGAAAACCGCACTCAAAACCCCAATCAAATGAACCAGATCCATCGCCTCGGGGCTGGCGTGCTCGCCGCTCTCCTGATTAGCGTGCTCGTCGGTCTCGTTGCGGTGGGCAACCGAGAAAAGAAATGAAAAGCATCATTTACTGGGTCATCGCAGAGGTCGAACTCCCACCTCGAGACAAGCCGGTGCTGGCACTGGTCACCGAAGGACACCGCGAGTTTGTAGCAACCACTCACCGACTTTCAAGGGGTTGGCAAGGCATCAAAGTGCCTGCCAAGGTCGTCCTTTGGGCGCACCTGCCGAAATCACTAACCATCATCCCGGAATGAAAATGAGAGACCAAATCGACCTGCTCGAGAGGCAGGTTGAGGACCTTAAATCGGCCTTCGAGGATATCTGGGGCACCCTCTCGCTGTACCTCTCGGAGGAGCAGTTGGAGAGTGTCAAAAGCTACCATTCTGAAGAGTTTGCACTGCTCGAAGGGAGGGACGAGTGAACGACGAACTGCTCAGAAATGGCGCACCGGTGGAACTCGTCGAGACACTGCTGGGCGAACTGGCGAAGGCGAATCAGGACTACCTCAAGACCAACAACGACTTTCTGGAGTTGTCCAAAGCCTTTGCGAAACTGACGAAAACCGCGCAGGACCTGCAACAGCACAACGCTATGCTACAGGCAAAGCTCGAGGAGGCATACCAAGCCGCGAACCCGCTCACACTGGCGGAACGGGGGAAGCACAAGGCGTTGCAGACCATGTACGACGCCGCGCTGGAGGAGATTAAACGATTGAAAAACTGACCTCGGAGCAGGTCGCAAAACAACCATGCTGACCCCTTATGAACGCGCCGCAAGCTACGCGGCAAAAGTGCCCGGAGCCGTCTCTGGGCAGGGAGGACACTCTGCCACCTATGACCTCGCGAGAGTGCTGGCTCACGACTTCGCTCTTAGCGAGGGAGAGAGCCTTCAAATCCTTGAAACGTGGAACCAGAGGTGCTCGCCACCATGGACGCGGAAGGAACTCGAGCACAAGGTCCGGCAAGCCGCGAGCAAGCCGCACAACAACCCGCGAGGGTCGAAGCTCGACACGCACCAGACCGTCAGCCCCACGGGAAGGTTCATCATCAATCGGAACGCAGCACCTGTGGACCTCTCGGGGGATGACTCGTCGGCATCGACCATTCGATTCCTCAAGGCCGCATTCCTCCCCGGGGAGCTGGTCTGCATCTGCACTCAGGCACTCGAGAGCGAGGACGGGAAGCACCGACCGGGAAGTCACGGGACATTCAAACCTCTCGAGTGGTTCATCGACCAAATCGAGCAGGGCGACAACCCGTTCACCTGCTCATCAGCATCGGGGCGATGGATCCGCATCAACCCCTACCGGAACGAGAGTTCGACGGGGGCGGATTCCAACGTCAGCGCATACAGGCACGTCCTCATCGAGTTCGACGACCTTCCCGAAGCAGACCAGTTGGCCACCCTCAAAGGGTCCAACCTGCCGCTCACCGCTATCATCTCGAGCGGGGTCCGGTCGTTCCACGGTTGGGTCCGGGTCGATGCACCCGACAAAGCGACGTGGGAGGTCCGTCGCGACCTCGTTTACCAATACCTCGAGGACGCTGGACCTTGTCCCGCGAACAAGAACCCCGGCAGGTTCTCGCGCCTTCCGGGATGCAAGCGGGGCGACCAGTGGCAAAGGCTGGTCTCACTCCGCGAGGGACCAGAAACGTGGGAAGAGTTTGAGCAGTGGTTCCGGCGCCGTGACCTCCCGCAGGCCATGACGTGGGAGACGCTCAAGGAGATCCCCATTATGCCGGATCCCACCTGCATCCTAGGGGAGCGGTGGCTCTGCAAGGGAGGGTCACTGACCATCGTCTCATCATCGGGCGTCGGGAAATCCTCGTTCTGCTTGCAGTTCGCGACTGCGATGGCCACCGGCTCCCCGTTTTTCGGGATTGCACACCCCGACGGGAAGCCGATGAGGGTTGGGATCATCCAAGCAGAGAATGACTGGGGGGACGTTCTGGAGGCCATGTTTGGATCGGTCCAGTGGCTCTTGTCAGCAGGTCGAGGGACGGCAGGGGCGGGGAAACTTCTCAACGAAAATCTGAAACTCTTCCGCGAGAACACGAAGACCGGTGCCATCTTCCTCGGCATCCTCCGCCAACTCATCAAGGAGCACAGGCTGGAGGTCGTCATCATCGACCCGCTGATGGCGTTCTTCGGGGGCGATGTGAACGATCAGAAGGGCATGAGCGTCTTCCTGCGGAACACCCTGCAACCTATCCTCGAGGAGACTGGGTGCGTCGTGGTGCTCATCCATCACACCGCCAAACCGAAGGCCGAGAAGGCCCAATCATCAAGCGAGGTGGCGTACCTCGGAGCAGGGTCGAGCGAGCTGACCAACTGGTCTCGCGAGGTGGCTGTTCTGCAACGGGAACCCGACCGAAAGGACGGGAACAAGGCCGCATTCAGCCTGACCCTTTGCAAGCGTGCTGGTCGCTCGGGGATGGTTGACGAGGAGGGAAACAAGCAACCCAAGATCCGAATCGACCACTCGACGCAGGGGATTTGGTGGGTCTATGCACCCCCACTTCCGCCCGATTCCGAGCCCGAAAAGAAAGGCAAAAAGGACGGTGAATGGACAGCAAATCGGGACGTGAAGAGCCCTATACCTAAGCGATTCAGAAAGGAGCAGGGGGAATGAAGATTCAGCTATTAAATAAAACCTTTCCCCTTCGCCCCGTACCACCCCCCCATCGGGAACCCCACCGGGGGCCCATAGCCACCCCCCTTCATAGGGGGGGGTGGCGTAGGGACCCCCGTGGGGATTCCCGTGGGGAGGGGTGGGGCGAGGGCAGAGAGAGGGGAGAGAAGACAAGAAAAACCCCATTCCGCATCTCCACCCTCGGAACGGTCTAGGACGCCGATTTGAGGCCATTCTGTTTGATTCTCGGCCATTCGGTGACGGAATCAAAACCGTAAAACGCAATGCAGGACGGAAACGACCAATCTCCCAGAGACAACCAGACAACCAGACAACCCGTAAACTAAAAATAACATGATGATGACTATAACACCGGAAGAGGCCCGCCGACTCGTGGCCAAGTTCAAAGAGCGAGGGCTGATCATCGCTCCGGTCGAACAACCGACCATCGAGCCGAAGCGCAGGGTCTTCAACCGGCTCTCGACCATCGAATGCGACCAGTGCCATCAGCCGTTTGAGCAGACCTCACCAACGCAGAAGCGGTGCAAGGGTCAGTGCTCGGTCAAAGCGAGGAGCGCACGGAGGAAGCAGTGGCTCACGGAAATGAGAGACGCACTTGACCCAGACCACTGGATGAATGGCGGTGAATGCGATCACCCGCATCCTGATGCGCTTGCGATGGATGCGCTGGACACTGAGAACAAACAACTCCGCGCAGAGGTTGAGCGCAACGAAATAGCGCAGGAGTTGAACAGACTGCTGGCCGAGAACACAAAGCTCACCGAGCAGCGGAACAGATGCATCGCAATTGCCAAACGCCTCATGGTGTTCGGCATCGAAGGATCAAAGGCGGTTTCTGCACTCATGGATCTGGAGAAGGAGGTGGCGGAATGAGCGAGCACTATCCAAAAGGGTTCCTCTTCCTTTACACAAACGGAAGAGTCTGCGTGGCCGATGGACAAGGCGGACAGGTTCCGGTCAACATTCCCGAGCTTATTGCCGAGCGTGACGCGCTTCGCGCCGAGATAGAGCGGTTGAAGAATGTCGTTTTGGACTACCAAAATCGATGCAACCCATACGTTTCGCTGGCTACTCAAAGAGATGCCGACCAACTCCGCGCAGAGGTTGAGCGGTTGAAGGAAGCTCAAGGCTGGATTCCGGTGGAGGAGAGGTTGCCGGAAACGCGAGACCCCGTGCTTACGTTGTGGGTCAGCGGAATGCAAAGCGTCAAACAATACGACGCACAACACGGGTGGAACACTGGCGCACAGGTCACTCACTGGATGCCGTTGCCGGAACCACCGAAGGAGGTGCAGGGATGAGCAACTGGCAACCGATTAAGACAGAGGACCTCGTTCGGCTGTACCGCGAGGGATGGTCATTAAAACTTTTGGGTTGCGATAACGTTTACAGCAAACGGGAAAAGCAATCTCGCCTTTTTTACGCTTCGCTGTTCACAAGCGACAGCTGGTTTGGAAAACCGCCCGAGAAGAAGTGGGAGGTCGTGGAGAGAGGGATGAGTTTTTTGGCTGCAATGCATTGGCTTGAGTCAGCGCAGGATGGAATGCGGCGCTTGCGACGTGCAGGCTTCTTAATTGAAATCGTCGCACATCAAGGGATGCCTTGCTGGGTACATCAAGGAGAGGCTGACAATGCTTGCGTGTTTGACGCAGTGCTTGTCACCGCAACCGACTGGGAAGGCTTAGAGGTGGAGAAATGATCAACCCCGCAGAAATACGGGCGATTGTCGAGAGGATGCGGTCGCAAGGCCGCATCACCTCAGCCGAGCCGGACAAGGCAACCGACAAGCAATCCTTGTCAGTTCAGACCATCAACCGGCAGTTGACAGTTGCAAAGTGTGACCAGTGCGGGATGGAGTTCGTCCCGCTCAACAACCGCAACCGGAGGTGTGGCCCAGCCTGCACAAAGCGAGGAGCTTTGATGATGCGTCGTCGCAGAGGAGGACATCAGCCGCTCGGAGAGGAGCGGACTTGCGAGCAGTGCGGGACGAGGTTCCGGCAGGGCTCGATCTTGCAAAGGCATTGCAAGCCGCTCTGCACTCGACGGGCGAGGAGCAGACGGGAGAGGCAGAGACTATTAGTTGATTCTTTAGGTATAAAGAGCAACCGGAAGGACGAATGCGTGAAACCGTCAAAACGTGTCCTAAAACCGACGAAAAACGACGTTTCATGTCTCAAAAACGAGTAAGGAATCTTTTTTTTGTCCATTTTCTGACTCCGGAGGGTCGGG